CCCCGCCCTTCTGCGAATTCTTTGTAAGGAGAACAATTTATCCCTTGCTGTTAAATTAAATTCTGCCCTCGGCAATTGCCTGCTGGGCAATCTCGGCAGCCTTGTCCTGCACGCCCTGTGCAAATTCAGCCTGCTTGATCGAGTTGTCAATAATCTCCGCAACCTTGCGGGGAATGTTTGTCTTGACACCTCTCGGCACGGTGTACTGCACGCCGTTGATATTGACCTCAATATTCTTGTTCGATTTCATTGAACCGGTCGGAGCAATGTACTCAACAAGTTCTTCACTTGCCTTGTTTGCCTTTTCAATCAGCTTTGCAAGTTCCTTGTCCTGCTTGATTTTCTCTGCCTTGCTGTCTGTCGGCATACTCTTTTTGAGTGTCTGCAACTCGTCATACATTCCAAGGAGCTTATCAAGCTGAGATTTTTCAATTGTTACAGTTGTTGCAGTATCGGCAGTAGTTTCCGCTGCCGATACTTCTGTATTTTCTGCCGTCTCTGCGGCTTTCTTTGTTGTTGCCATAGGTTATATACCTCCCGATTATGCTACAGCCGGAGAAGCTGTCTGTGCTACGGTGTTGAGTGATGAAGCTGATTCGATACGAACCATTCTTGTCTGACCGATAATGCCGACACCGTGAGTTGTTTTCCAACCCTGTGTAGCTCTCTGGTTAAGAGGATCAGATGTTCCGCCCGAACCAAAGCCCTTAACGATTGTCTGAGTGCCTTCGCCCTCAATCTCAACAGTAACATATGCGTCCTTACCAAATACAAGAGTTGAATAAACATCAATCTTGTTTGCGCCTGCGCCCTTAAACACCTTTGCAAAGTTCGACTGTACAAACTTAACATTGCCGATTGTACCGATTTCGCCTTTAAAAATTTTGTCAGCGTGTGCATACTTAACTACGCTGATAAAATCCTTGTTGCTGATAATGTCATACTTAACATTCGGATGTATAACAGCGACATAGCTTTCGCCGATAGGTTCTGCGTTCTGACAATCAAGGTAATTTGTTGCTCTGAAAACAGTATCAACTCTGAACTTGCTGTTCGTTGTAATTGCCGCACGGCTTGCAACCTCTGTAACCGTACCGTCAGTGCCTACAGCCGGTGCATAGATAACGCTTGTACCGGCATTAAGAGCCTCACGGTCAATCTCTTCGATTGAACGGCCTGCCTGTGAAGCAAGCTCCTCACTGTCCTTGGTCATCACATCATCACGACTGCAAAAACTTGCCCAGTCGGTAATCGGTGTATATGCGCCGTACTGATTGACGGCAATCTCGACATAGTAAAAACTCATCTTATTGCCGACAGGAGTAATGCCTTCCTGCAACGGTGTTGTTACTGTCGGGTATGGTGAAATACCTCTCTTGTTGTAGATATTGCCCGACTGCTTCGGAATTGTGTCATGCTCGCCGAACTGACCGTGAACGCATTTTGCTGTCAGGTTTTTGAGGAATACTTTGTGAAAGAATGTAGCCTTTTCGGGAGTCCAGTCATTTCCCGAGGTTGATGTTGTGTTGCCGTAAGCATTGTAAACATAGCCGTTTGACTTGTTTACACCGCCTGCGTCAACCGTATTACCATGGATATTGATAATAAGCTTAATAATCTTGCTTTTCATATGTACCTTCCTTTCGGCAAGGCATTAGAGGTGTGCCTCGCCTCGTCTTACTTTTTCGTAAAAGGCATCAAATTCAGCGTCAGACATATCAGCCACGCTCTTTCTCTGAGAGGTTGTTCCGCTTTTCTTGACCGCATTTTCAGTCGGTCGTCTTGCACCACTCTGAATTGACTGTGCCGCCGCACTGATTGCGGCAGAGCTTGAACGCTTTACAAGGTCTTTCTGCAATTCATCAAAATGCGCCATTTTGTAGGCAGTCGTCAAATCATAAATTTCATCATTACGACCTGTCTTTTCGTTCTGCTCATTCCTCTGTTGAGCAATAAAGTCAAGAGCTGTGCGAAATGCGGGATTCTGAAACTCATCTTCAAGATTGAAACTCGGAAATTCTTTCATCGTTTCCGCTGCAATTGTTCGCAAATGTGTGTCAAGTTCTCTTGCGGCTTTTTCTCTGCGGAGGATTTCAAGCTCTTCTTCCTGTGCATTTGTTTTCTGCTGATTGAAAAAGTTATTGCGTGCCTCTTCTGTTGTCACTCCGGCGGCAAGAGCCTTTTCCGCAAACAAATCCTTATCCTCTGTTACGGCTTTGAGGAGACCGTCAAGGTCATCGGGCTGTACATTGTACTTGTTTGCGATAAGGGCAAAAATCTGATTGCCGGTGCTTTCTCTTTTCTGCATATCTGAAATCTGCTTGTTTTTGGTTGACATTCTGTCCTTAAACAAAGACTGTGCTCTGTTCTGATACACATTTTTGAATTTACCTTTAATCAGCTTTTCAAACTCTTCTTCTAAGTTTTCTTCGTCGTCTGTGTCTGTGCTGTTGTTTTCGCCTTCTGCGTTATTGTTCTGATTCTGATTGCCGTTGCCGAAAGCCTTGTTATAATCGTCGATAAGGTCGTCACCTATGCCGATTCTCTCAGCTCTCTCTCTCGTTTCGCGGCTTATGTTGTTTTCGGTGATTGTGGCAACACCGCTCTCATCGTTTCCGTCTCCGCCGTCAGCTGCGCCTGCTGAGTCGCCGTCATGCAGATTTACGATAAGATCTATAAATTTGTCGTTCATAAGAACCTCCGTCTCGCGTCTATCCGCGGTGTCTCTCTCGTCTTTCCGAGGTGTCAGGCCTTAATGCAGTCCACTACTGCGACCTTATATTTTAATTATATCAATAGTAATTTTTCAAAAAAAGTTAAAACTCTTGTTGATTTTAAACTTTATTTCGGGTTGCCGTCTTCATAGTTAAGCTCTATTTCATCGGGATAATTCTTGGCGTAGAGTTCAAGCCCTGTCCATATTGCTTTTATGCCGTGACGGATTTCATCTGCATCGTAAATAAAAAATTCCGATTCCGTGTGACCGTTTTCATAGGTTTCTTTGAGTATGTCAATATCACATTCGTCCTGCATTTCACGCACATACTGCAAAAATGTAGAACATAACGCACTCACGGCAACACACACATCATGTGAGCCGTGTCCCTTACTCTCAAAATAAATACATCCTTCGATGTCAATCAATGTTACTTCAATCACATTGTTACCTCGCTTTTTGTTGCCTCGCTTTCTGTCTGTGGCGGTGTCTGCTGTGCGGTCTGTGCGTTTTCGCTCGGCATAGCATTCTGCACATCTGCCGCTGTTCTGCTTGCGTTCATTGCCTCAAGCATCTGCACTTTGTTTGAAAGTTCCTGCACCGCCTGTGCCAAGGTCTGATTCTGCTTGATTTTCTCAATTAGTTTTTCTTTGCCCTCAAATGTCATGCCGTCAAGCATGACGAGTGTAGCATCAGCTGCCTGCGGATTGAACGCTCCCATCTGAAACAGATTCATCATCATTTCGTTCTGTGCGGCAGTCGCAAACGGGCTTGCCTTTTGCGCCTTTACATCAATGTCGAAAATCGGCAGTCGTTCAAGTATGTTGCCGTCCTCATCTGTATAGTTTACCGTCTGTCCGTCTGTGTCTGTATAGGTCAACGGCTGTTTTCGAAGGTCTGTATTGTCAAACTCCTCATATGTAGTCTGATTGTTTTCACCCGTGATTCTGAAAATTCTCGGCAGATTATAGAACTGCCTCATCAGTTCAATTTCAAGCTGTGCAAGCTCCGTCATTGCTTCCTGTGCCAGCTTGTTGGAGTCTCTGCTTACCTTTCCGCCTGCTTCCTGCAATGCCGCAATTGCCGAACCGCTCGTAACACCTGCCGCACTCGCTCCGTTGCTTGCGTCATTAGTAGCAGAGGTTTCTTTGATTTCGTTCGACAATCTGTCGTACAAGCTCCACGCACCCGTGGCAAGCTCCTTTGACTCGACCGGTGCAATGTTCCCCTGTAACTGTCCGTTGACCTCAATAACCGTCTTGTCAAGGTCGGTCATATCGTCATTGTTCACTCCGACAGCTGTATTTGAGTAAATTCTCGGCTGTGAATTGACTTTTATGTTGACAAGCATATCGTGTTTGAGTTCGTCAAGCTGATTCTGTGGTGCTCTCACAACATCCATAAAGCCGAAGCCAACGGGAGTATCTCGCAGTCGAAACATCGGTTCAAGTACAAACGGATATTTGCCGTGGTCATAAATAGGCTTACCCTCATTTTCCGAAGAGTAGAGAATGTGTTCACCGACGAATTTACAGAGGTGCAGTTCGCCGTTTTTCTTGTAGTACCAGTCAATCAAGATGACTTTATCGCTTGACTTATTACTGTTGTCATATGTTTCATGCTCAACCAGTCCGAGAGAGGCAGTCGAAACGCTTTCAAGTTCAGGATATACCTTTCTGATTCCGTCCTCGTCATAATAGCGAGCAAAGAATACATTGGCACTGTCCTGTATGTTTTCAATGTGCGGCTCCCAAAAGAGATTGAGAATATCAACACGGCTGATAGCAATGTCACCCAGTCCGTTTTCTGCCGTCTTATCCCACAATACGGCATAACAACCGCAACCACCTACGAACTTATCAAGCTGCTCATCTGAGTAGGTTCTTATAAATCCGTTGCGTTTATGTATGCAAGGGATAACGCTGTTGAGTGTTTTTGCGGCCTGCTCATCATCCTGTGCTCTCGGCAGACAAATGATTTCGGGGTAGTTATCCATAGCGTCAGCGTGCTTGTTCATGATTACATTAAGGGCCTGAGCGCCTTTGCGTTTCGGTATAAGCACCTTTCGCGGTCTGCCTTTATCGTCCGTTTTAATCTGCGGTGCAGTCGCCTCTGTATATAGCAGATTATATTCTTTAAATGCCTGCTTAAACCTTTCGTCATACGGCTTTTTGCTGTCCTGATATTTGCGGAAGGTCTGCATAGCCTCGTGAATTTCGTCAAGTCCAATCGGCTTGCCGCTGCTCTCGTTCTCTTTTTCTGCCTGTTCGGTTGATTTCGGCTCTTCATCAGTCGTCTTATCACCTGTACCGTAAACATTGCTCAGCTTTGATTTCTCCGAGGTCAGAGCTGGATATGTAGTTTTAACCGGCATAATCATTCCGTTTTCATCTCGTTTAACTTTGCTCATTTTGGTAATCTCCTATCTGTAATATCGTGTCTGACTTAAATTCAGCGGGTCAAATGCCCTTGCATTTCTCAGCACAACTTCTTTCGGGGTAATAATTGAGGTCATCATTCCGTAACGGCTTTCATCGTAAATATGATCTTCGCCCTCGGTGTCAATATCTTCGGTGTCAATCTGCGAGTACACAAGGTTCGGAATTGTTCTGATGAAATTTGTGCAGGTATTAAAACACTGAAACATCGGATAACCTTCTTCATCAAACGCAAGCCGTGAATGAAACTGCATTTTTCCGGCAAGTCTTGCGTTGTCGCCCTTGTTCCAGAACACACCCAACTGTGCATGCGTTGCGGCTTGACTTTTGCCGCTGCCCTGTTCTGCGAATATAGCCGGATCCGCCACACCGTATATCTGTCTGCCCTTAATTTGAGGGTCATTGTTTTCAATTGCAAGGATTTCTTGTGCCACTTTTTCGATTGGCCAGCGTACACCTGTGTTCGGCTGATTCTTCTTGCAGCCGTATAATTCTCTGATTCGGTAAAATCTGCCGTCTTGGTCAACGGCAGTCCAGCCGACGGAAAACGGTCTTGTATAGCCCCAGTCGTATGAGCGGATAATTCGCCAGCTTTGCGGAATTTTGAACGGCTCAATAACATGTGTCCACCGTCTGTCCTTATAATGCTCTCGGTTGTCAATCCACTCAGTAAACACC